AAGTCTGATACTGCAGGTCCTGGTTCCAGTAACGTAGAAAGATTAATTAACTACAATAAAGTAGAAAAAGTACTAGAAGAAGGCGTTATATTAGGTTATGCAGAAAAGTTTGGTACTCCTGAAAAAAGAACAATGCTTGGTACTTACAAAGAAAACTCAGTTGATTGGGTAGGAGAAGTAATATCCAAGAGTGATTTATTCCTTTCTGGAAAAGAAGAAATGGAAAAAGTATTTAACTCTATTTCTGACCAAACTGGAAATGGACCTTTACTAGTAGATTTAGATTTAGGTAAGTCTATAGAAGCAAACTTGTATTCTTTTATGATGTCAGGTACAGATTTATTTAAAGACATAAGAAACGAATGGGAGGATGTTACAGAAGGTACGGTTCAAGAAGTGTTTGAAAGACAAACTGAAGGAACTGACAATGCATTCTTACAAGCACTAGGTATAGAGACAGCTAAAGATGGTACTCAATACATTAGCCTTGACAGTAAGAACAAAGCTACAGGATGGCAGAATGATATGTACAGAGCTTGGTCTAAGTTATATAACACCTACAACTATGTTGATGGCGTGCTTGACACTAAAACTGCTCACCCTGATAGAAAGCTAGCAATTAAATTGGCTAAGTATTCTTTTATGAACTCAGGTTTCCAAAACAACCTTGCTCAATTCTTTACTAGTTTGCCGCACCAAATAGTTAGTGACTACAATACTAGTAGTCAGGTAAGAGAAATGATGAATAATATTGGTGATATTCACCACTCTAGTTTTGTTGATCAATTTCAAAGACACTCTTACGAGAACTCAGACGTTGTTAAAGGTATTAAACTAGACAACATGACTCACTACACAGTTAATAAGAATAGTGTAGGGTTTATATACAAGGTCCCTAAGTATGGTAAAGGTTTAGGTACAGTTAGAAGAGTAGGTAAGAAAGAAGTTACTGTATATCCTAAGTTTGTTTCAGGCAGATGGCAAGGTAAGACAGAGCTTTTTGAGCAAGTAGGTACTGTTATTAGACCAGACTTAAATGCACCATTAAAAAATGATGGTACATATCCAAGAATTAAACTACCTGTTTATAAAAAAACATTTAAAATGGGTAAAAAAGTTGGAAAGCTTAGACAATTTGAGTATATTCGTGGAGAAAATCCAACGGAGTCTGTAATTGCAGAAAACAAATTATCTCCAACAGAATTAGAAAATGAAAGAACTTATATGACAGAATTGGCTCAAAGTGAATCAACCTTTGTGCCATCAGATGGTGTGCCAATAACGTCAGAAAGATTAGCAAAAATGGGAGAGTCAGTTATAGAGGATGCAAAAGTTATATTAGAAAACTTAGATGCAATAACTGAAGAATTAAATATAAAATGTAAATAAGATGAGCGATTGTAAAATATTTGTATATCAAGGTAAAGAGTACACAGAGACAGAACTTATAAGAACACTTTCTGCTGACACTGCTTTAGTAGAAAGGTTTAGACCACAAGAACAAAGAGGTCAAGACTCTGATTATGCTCCAGAAGACATAGATACTTTTAAGAAAAAAGTAGAGGCTATGCAGAAAACTATGAATGTAGAAGTAATCTATGACGATTCTATTCCTAGCTCTAGATTGCTAGGTAAAGGTGATCCTAGAACCATAGCTGCAGGTAGACCTGTTATTCTTATCAATCCTAATATGTTGTTTAAGACTACGGCAATTCACGAGTTTGGCCATGTATTCATCGATTCCTTTCCAGGAGGGCTGAGTAACCCAAGGTTAATCAAAGCATTAAAGGAACTTGAAGGAACTCAATTAGAAGCAGATGTTAAGGCAGCGTATCCAGATCTAACTCCTGACCAATTAAAAAAAGAAATTCTTGTTACTGCAATTGGTAGGGAAGGAAGTCAAATATTTGAGGACAGAGCAAAAGCAACATCTTTTGAAAAGTTTAAGACTTGGTTCTTTGACTTTTTAAGAAGAGCCTTTAATATGGAAAGGTCAGAAGTTACTGCATTATCTCAAGATTTATTGAGCAATAAAGTAAAAGAGATTGATGTATCAAAGACAGAAGATATTGCACAAGAAATGAGACCCTTGTTTATCAAAGACAAAACACAAGAGGAAATAGACAAAGAAGCAAATAAGACTGAAGCTGAGAAGAAGTTTGAAACTCTCGATAAGAGAATGGAAAAAACTTACAATGACCTAGAAGGTACTGTGCAAAAAGTATTATCAAACCAAAGAAGAAGCCTAGACACAAAGGAGGCTAGAGCTCTAGAAAGAAAAAGAACAGAAGCTGGTCAAACAACAAGACTGACTAGTATAGAAAATCTTAGTGAAAAGTTAGCTAAGTATGACGAAGCAAACAAAAAGTTTGGATTCGTAAGATATTTAAGCTGGGCTAACAGTGAGCTCGGTCTTATGAGCAGTAAGCTTGACGATAGAATTGCAGCCAATGAGGCTAATGTAGATAACATGGCAGACGCTCACAACTGGTATGACTCTTTCTCTATTACAGAAGATATTCAAGATCTATTAGAGCAAATGAGAGCTGAAAATTTAATGGACGCTAAAGAGACTGCTATGGTAGACGGCATTATAGGTGAGATTGCTTTGAAAAAAAGACAAATTGCATCTAAAATGTTAGCTGCAGACAGAAAGTTGTATGCAGAACTTGTAGCTAATTACGATACTAGAACTGACGAGCAATACAAAGAAGGATTTAGACAACAATACAAAGGTCTTAAAGAAGCAGGTAAAACTGAAATGCAAGAGATGGAGTTTATTATGGATCAGATGGATAAAAATTCTGAAGAGATAAGACAGGCCAAAGTTGAAAAAGCAGAGCAAGAAGCTTTGCTTGCTAACAGCATATTAGGTAGAGTTTCTTTTGAGATATTATCTGAAAAAGACATGAACTCTATAGATATTGGTGTTGTATCTGATATAACAGATAGAGCAAATCATTTTGCAGAGCAGTTTGCTACATCAGAAGCTATCAAAGATTATGATAGACACAAAGCCTGGAAAAGTTCAGGAATAGCAAATGCAAATAGTGCTGATAACAGAAAAAAATACGAAGGTATGTTTAGCTTTTCTAAAAGCGGACAAGGGTATTTTACTACCAAATATACTCCTCAGTTTATGGAAGATAGAAATGAGTTGGTAAGGGATGCAGCAAACAAGGAAGTATACGAAGAAAAATTTAAGGACACTAAGTTCCAAATAAAGAAAAATAAAAATTCAACAACTTTTACGTATTCTTCTGAAGTTGTAGGTGCTGATGGAAAGAAAATTAATAGACCACTTTCTATTAAGGGCTCTAAGCTTTTAGTAGTTGAAGGACTAGAAGATTTAAAGAAAGGAGAAAGGCCAACACACGTTACTTATACGGATAAGGCAGGAGATTCACATAGCATAACTTTCGAAGAGGCTATTGCTAGAAGTGAGTTATCTCACTGGACATCTATAAATACAACAACTAGACAGGTAACAACTGCATCTGGTATTGATATATCAGAACAAACTCCTATAGACAAGTATTTAGATAAAAACTTTGCTGACATGAAAAAGAATCAGCCTAAAAAGTTTGCTGAGCTTGAAGCACTTAAAAGTGATATTCGTGCTGCAGATAAAGATCACAACGCTAAGGAATCTCTAATAAGATATCACGATGGTAACAGAGCTGTTGAGTTCATGAGGTTACCTGGTATGATGAAAAGTCAAACAGCAAGAATACTTGAGGGTCAAAACCCAAATACAATTGGTAAGAGTTATATGAGCAGATTGTTTCAAACTCAAGCTGATGATTACGATACTGGGTCTCAAGAAGACTTTGTTAATTACAGAGGTGGTGATGCGTTAGGTGTTCCTGTTAAGAACAGAGCTAGATTATCTCAGACTGATCAGTCATTAGATTTGCACACTATGGTATTACAGGAAAAGATAGCAGCAAGATTCTATAAAGAAAGAAAGAAAGTTGAGTCTAGTGTAATTATCATTAGTGAAGTAATGAAAGAGAAAGAATACCCTGTTCTTGGTAAAGACGGAAGTGAAAGAAGAGATGCACAATCTAAATTAGCAAGAACTAAAAAAGGAGGAGAATCTTCTCTTGAGTACAGAAAGGTAAGAAGTATTCTAGAAAATAAAGTATATGGTATCACCTCTAAAGAGACTAAGTCTTTTAAAGTAGGTAACTACCAAATAGATTCACAGCAGTTAGTTAAAAATGGATTGAAGTATTTTGGATCAACAGCACTTGTATTTAACTTTGCCAACAGTATTGTAAACACAACCTCTGGTACTTTATCTCAATGGATGGATGCTATAGGTGGAGATGTATTTGGACTTAAAGATTTAGCAAAAGCAGGTAAGATTTATAGCCTTGACACAATTAATATTATGAAGGACTTTGGGTCTAACGTAGCTACATCTAAAACAAATATGCTACTTAACTTCTTTAACGTAATGGGTCCTGAGTACACTCAGTCTGACTTTGAAGAAGGTACTAGAGCTAGGTCACTTGCTGACATGAACAGCTTAAGACCATTAGCCAAGGCTGGTGAACACATGATGCAATCAAAAGCAATGTACGCTATACTAGAAAGTATAAAAGTAATGAATGAAAAAGGTCAGTTTATAGACAAAAATGGTAAGGTAGTAAAGAGCAAAAAAGAAGCTGCCAGTATGAACGACATGTTATCATTTAAGAAAAAAGGTGGTAAAACAGAGATGGTTCTTAACTCTCATGTAAAAAATACTACATTTACACAAGGAGGTGGACAGTCACAGATATTGTTTGAGACTAGAAACTTAATAAGAAGTAAGGTGGATGAGATGCATGGTCAGTATACATCAGATATACAAGCTCACATGCAAAGAAGTGCTCTTGGTAAAATGGCATTCTTCTTAAGAAAATGGACAATACCTTTGACTCTTCGTAGATACAGAGGTATTAAGAATGCATTTAAACCTGCAGACGCTGAGTTAGCTGAGGCTGATGAGTTCTATTCTAGAGCACAGAAGACAAACATAGAAGGGTATCATGTATCTGCTCTGAGATTTATGTCTCAGATAGTATCAGATGCTAGGAAAGATAAGATTAACGTTGCTAAAAGCTGGAACAAACTAACTCCAAAGCAAAAAGCTGGTGTAAAGAAATCTATGGCAGATGTTGCATTAATGGTAATGGTATACACTGCAGCAGCATTCTTAAACGCAGAGGCAGATGATGATGATGATATGGTATTCTGGGCATATTTAATGAGAAGACAGCAGTCAGAATTAACTTTCTTTGTATCTCCTCCAGAGATGATAAAAATTGGTATGACTCCAACTGCAGCTTCAGGTAATTTCAAAAACATAACCAAATTTCTTAGTCAGTTAATTACAGACCCTATGGAAGAGTATCAAGTTGGTGATAGAAAAAATGAGTTAAAGCTTCCTAGAAGAGCAAAGAAACTATTTCCTGTTCTTGCTCAGCTTAAGGACTTACAGGATTTTAAAGATGCTAGAGATTATATTAACTCGGCAGGTTTCTAAACCTACGGACCTAAAAAAAAGTCTGCACGACTTATATAGAAAAGACCCCGACTGTTATAGCCGGGGTTTTCTCATTTCAACATCAACATTAATTCAAATCACCAAATTAATTTCTTTAAGAGGTTACTTTACTTGTTGACGTTGTCTCTATCCTTCATTTTTAAATAGAGCCTCTCATATTCTTTATCAATTGCAGCTATGTAGGCATTAACCTCTGCTGACTTTGTTTGATCGTATTCAATACCATTAAGTGGTTTAAATATCTCTCCTTTCTGTACAAAGAGTTTTACTAGGCTAGAATTGTGAGCTTGAGCTGATGGGTATATCACCAGCTCATTCTCATTACAAAAGGTCATGGCCTTAACATTCCTGTTAAAGACTCTTCTTTCTATCTCTAGTTCCTCTTCTCTTTGTTTCCTTCTGTTAATTCTCATTTGTTACGAATTAATTCTATAAACTCAGTTCTTGTCACTTCATCTATAATGCCTTTGTCGTAGTATAACTCTATAGCCCTTTCACATCTCCAAGTGCTATTTTCCTGTATTACTTGTTTTGCTTTATCTCTTGACAATATAACTAAATCTTCTTTATTTACAAAATAAGATTTGTTTCTTCTAGCAAAATCTTTAGCCGCACCTATCTGGTAGCCTTCTTCTTTAAACATTACAGGAATAACTTCCGCTACATTTTTACTAAAAAATGAATCTCCTTTGTAATACAAAACTTCAGTATCTTCAAAGTTAATTCTATTGTTTTTTATTAAATTTTGAGAAAAACTACTATTTCTTATATTAGTTGTTCTCCTGCCATCACTTCTGTGATAACTGAAGCTGGATTTTTTATATCCTTCATTGTTTACCATTATTTCCACCTTGTTGGGTGACATCTGAACGTAGTCTCCTACGCTAGCTTTCTTTAATTCTTTTCTTTTAAACATTTGTGTGATTTTTAATTGTTAATATTAATTTAAAATATAATGGGGAGCGTTAACTCCCCACTATTACTATCCTGAGCACATAATGCAGTCTTCATCATCTTCCGATGCATTTCTTCCTGCTTCTATCATTGCTCTAAAATCGTTAGGGTCTACCTCCTGCACCTCAGGTTCAACCTTAACTTCTTCTTTTTGTACCGTAAACTTAACAGCATCTACTGCTGCTTTAGTTCTTAAATAGTATATACCAGTCTTAAGACCCATCTTCCATCCGTAAAAATGCATAGATGTAAGTTTTTGTATACTAGCATCTGGCATGAATAAATTCATTGACTGTGCTTGGCATACAAATCTCTGTCTATCAGCTGCCATATTAATTACAGCTTTCATAGACATCTCATAAGCTGTCTTGTACCTCTGCTTAATCTCTGAAGGTATTGGTAGGTTTACTACAGATCCATTGTCACGCATTAATGCATTTCTAGTTTCTTCAGTCCACATTCCAATCTCTTCCAGGTCTTTTACCAAGTGTTTGTTACTTATAATGTATGTACCACTAAGTGTACCTCTAGTGTATAAGTTACTAGTAAATGGTTCAAAGCATTCGTTGTTACCAAGAATCTGAGAAGTAGATGCTGTTGGCATAAGAGCAATCATAAGACTGTTTCTTACTCCACCGTATATAACTTTCTTCTTTAAATCTTCCCAGTCTAGTTCCCCACATAATTCAACTTCCTCTCCGTCATATAAATCAAACTGAAATTGTCCTTGACTTAGTGGTGAACCTTCAAATGTACTATAAGCCCCACGAGTAAGGGCTAATCTATTAGATTCTTCTAAAGCGTAGTAATACATGTGCTCGAATATTTGTTTATTCAAAGCTCTTGCTTCTTCGCTATCAAAAGGCATCTTCATCATAGCAAAAACATCTGCTAGTCCTTGAACACCTAATCCAATTGGACGATGTTTCATATTACTAGTTTCAGTCTCTTTGGTAGGGTAGTAATTAGCATCTATGACATTATCAAGGTTTCTAACTACTTGCTGTACCACACTTCTAAATAATCTGAAATCAAACCTCATTCCTTTTCTACCCTCAAACACAAACTTGTTTAAGGCAACAGATGCTAAATTACATACTGCTTGCTCATTTTCATCTGAATACTCATTGATTTCTATACATAAATTACTAGATTGTATTACGCCTAGATTCTGTTGGTTAGAAGACTTGTTTACTCTGTCCTTGTATCCTATATATGGAGTACCTGTTTCTATTTGAGATTCTAAAATCTTTTCCCATAGTCCTCTTGCAGATACAACTTCTTCATATAGCTCTTTCTCAACAGCTTCATTGTAAGCAGCTTTAAACTGATATCCAACACAATTTTGTAATACAATGTTATTCTTCTTAAGAACATTAGGACAGAATAAATGCCAATTTTGATTAGCCTCTACTCTTTCCATAAACTCATCATTCATCCAGATAGCATAGAATAAATCCCTAGCTCTCATCTCATCTTTCCCTGTATTCTTTCTTAAGTCTAACATAGTATATGTGTCAGCATGCCATGGTTCGTAATAGATAGCAAAGCTACCTTTACGCTTACCACCCTGGTTAATCCATCTTGCAACTTCATTGTATGTCTTCATCATAGGTAATAACCCATCAGATGTACCATTAGTCCCTGCAATGTGACTACCTTTAGCTCTAACATTGTGTACATGTAATCCTATCCCACCGGCTAACTTAGATATCTTAGCAACATCTTTCATTGTGTCAAACAATCCATCTATGCTGTCACCCTTGTTTGCCAACAGAAAACAGCTGCTCAATTGAGACAATCTTGTTCCTGAATTAAATAATGTTGGTGTAGCATGAGTATAAAATCCTTGACTCATTAAATTATATGCACCAACTATCTGCTTCATGTCATAAGCACTGGTTTCAATTGCACATCTCATCCACATGTGTTGTGGACGCTCTATAACATTTCCTTCTTGATCTTTTAATAGATAAGACTTTTCTAAAGTTCTTAGCCCGAATATATCGTGGTCAAAATCTCTAGCACGAATCACCATATTGTCAAGCTCTTCTTTATTTTGCTCTACAAAAGCCATAAACTCATCTGCTAAAACATTTGTTGTTTCTTGTACCTTATTCATAGCCTCAGAGAAGCTCTCTGGTGTACTTTTCCACAATTGTGTTACAAATATACGTGCAGCAAATTTACTGTAATCTGGGTGGTAGGAAACCATACTAGCAGCTATCTCAATACACAATGTATCAAGCTCTACAGTGGTAATACCGTCAGCCATTTGTGAAATTACTTTCACTGCCATCTTATCGGCATCCACTTTTAGTTCGTCAGATAAATTTCTTAACCTAGATGTAATCTTACTAGGGTTAAAATTCACTGATCTACCGCTCCTCTTTGTTACCTTCATATTCAAAGTCTGGTTTTATTATTAATTGATTAATCTGTGTTTGTGATGTCTCAGAATTCATGTCAGGAGCTCCAGATATTAAATCTCCGTTTGTCTCTAAAATTCTTCTAATCCTATCTGCATTCCTAAATCCTCTGTCTTTAACATACTTTATAATAAGTTGTTTGTGTTCTTCAGAAATCTCTTCAAGTTTACCTTTTATAAAAAGATCTCTTGACTTTCTCATTTCGTGTGTTAACTGAAATTTATACAATACTTTATCTCCGTAATCTACATGTCCTATATACATAGGATGATCCATGATCGCACCTTCGTATGTTAAAAATGATTCTATGCTAGACCAATTGTACAGAATACAAAACATATCATCTTCCCCTTCAAATGATAAATAAGTATTCTGTATATGGTTCTCAAATTCAATTTTAACATGTTTCATTAATAGAGGTAACATATATGTCTTACTCTTATTCGCTACTATGTTAAACTTAAATATTGGCTTCATCTTCTGTGTTGTTTAAATTATTATTCCCTGTTATAGTCTCAGCATCCATCAAAACTAATCCTTCGCAATCAATTTGATCTTGAGTGTAGTCTATATTATCATTCTCTTTACTATAATAGTATAAGTCAAGCAACTCGTATACTCCTTCGTATTTGACACCGTGTCTATCTGTAAATCCATTAAGAGCAAGTTGATGCATATCTTCTGACACCAAAAACCTCATAGGTCTATTTGGATTCAACTTAGATATGTAAACAAACTCGAATTCTTTTACAGTATAACCGTGAAGTTCAAAGTCATTGTCAACTATAGACTTCAGTGCTTCTCTGTAAAGAGCACCTTGTATATAGTATCTGTGCATTGTGTAAAGTATAGGAAATTCTTTACAGGGAGATTCCCCTGTTTTAAGATCTACTGGTATAATTAACTTGTATTTGTGGTTAACTACTAAGCAGTCAAGCATTCCTTTAACTCTACGTCCATTTACTTTTGTGTCAAATTTGTACTGATAAAATATCTGTACATCTTTTAATCCTTTAGCAAAGAATTTAGCTGTAAATCTATGTGTTATTAAGGTGTTTGCTGTTATTGCAGCATGATCCCACATCTCATTTTTTATTAAAGTTTTTCCAAAAGATTCTATTTTGTCTTTAAAATAAGAGCTACCAGCTTTTACAACAGTAGTTATTATTCTTTGGTCATTATAGGATGTATAGATTTTTAAACTTCTTGCTGCAGCAATTATTTGTGCAGAGTAAGATGATAAAGTTACTACTTTTTTTCGAGCTTTCCCAACAAAAGGACCATTATTGCTTGGTGCGGCAGAAGGTTTGTTAATAACTTGCAATATTGCATCGCATATTACCCTAACATTCTGTGTTGGTGCTTTTGCATTAGAACCCCTAGTAAACAACTCGTCTACTCTTTCTGGCTCAAAGCACATGCAGTCAACTAGACTACCAAACTTAAGATTGAAAGACTGTTTAACTCCTCCAACAACATCTAGACCTTGCTTACTTATGCTCGAAAGCATAGAATAAGAAGGGATATCTAGATCTCTGTAATCCCCCTCCTTCATAGAGAGGTTGTGATCTTCAATCATATTTATTTATTTATTTGTTAATATTACATGAACATGTCAACCTGTGCAGGATCTTGACCAGGATAAACCCCATCAGAATCACACTCGTTGCCATCTTCATCCTCATATCCTGTAATCATAAAATCACAGGAGCAAACCTCATCTTGTGTTGCAAAGAGCTCATCTCTTGACATAACTATGTCAGAAAATGATAACCTTACAAAGACTTTGTTTGCTGTCTTTAATTTACTTGTTCCCATTTTTAAAATAACTTTATGTACACTCCTGGATTTTCTTTATCCACACTATATAGCGGAAAAGCCCGTGGGTTATATGCATCAATCAATTGACCGTCAATACTCATAGGTACAGGGAATACGTGTTTAACATTGTCATCTTCTATAAAGTCATGTGCAGTCATCAAATCTTGTATGATTTCTACACTATTACTAAAGTCAAATAACCTTTTACTATTCCTCACTTGGTGATATCCAATAACTATTGGGTCACTTGTGTGAGCTTTCATCTTCATAAACTCTTCTCGTAAAGCTTCAAACTGATTAGGTTTAGTTGGATCTACATATCCTTTAACTTCTTTTTTACGAGAGTTAAATTTTTGTATGCCAATTGATCTAAGAAATTTATTAACGGTGGGGGAACTAAAGATTCCTCGAGCCGTCTTTACTTTAGAGTTTTTAAGACTTGGTATATTGCCTGGTATAAAAATCATAATTTAATTTTAATATAGCCCCGGAACTAACCGGGGCTATTGTTACTAACTCTACTCTTGTGTACAATAATCAAACTTACTTGTCTGCGGATTATAAGCAACACATTGATTGTTTCTACGGAACATGTTAAAAGCGTTGCTTTCGTCTCTACCATATCCTTTAAACTGTGTGCCTCCAACTCCAATCCAGAAAGCTTTCTTGTCGTATATATTACAACCATTAAAACCATCTGTAAGAATAACAGAATTATTACCTTCTTCTTGTATTTTCTCCATTACTAAATTAAAATTAGTACCACCTGACTTAGAAAATCCAAGTATGGTAAGATCGTTTACATTATCTACTTTGTATAACTGTGATTCAAAGAAATATAAATTTTCTATTAGTCCCATTTTATTTAGTGTAGATGCAATACCTTTTGCAAGATTCATCATTCTGATTCTTTTATTCTCAAAAGTTTCTTCAGACGACATAGATCCTGAACAGTCAACATATAAATCAAATTTACCTTTGTAAACTCTACTATTGTTACCCATGTTTAGTATCTCTGCGTTCTTAAAGATAGGATTAAGAAATTCTAAGCCAAACAAATCTTCACATTCTTCACACTCAAAGATATTCTCTTCTACTACAGTGTGCTTTGTGGAAAAATAGTTTTGTGACTCATTAAGTATCTTGTCTAGAACAGATCTAATGCTGTTCTTATTAAAATTAAGATCTTTAATAATTTCTCTAAGCTTGTCAACTTCATCTAAGAATTCAGGATTGCCATTAGATAACGTTTTTAAGTCATCTTTACTCAATTGTGATTCTAACTCCTTAATTTTCTTGTCAGCTTCATCCTTGGCTTTTTCTATCTCCTTAGAGTTGTCTTCAAACACTTTGTCTACCATCTTTTCAAGATCATCATCTCTTCTAACACTATCTCCTCCAGCACTTTTACCTGCACCATTAGATTCAGCATCAGATTGTCCGCTAGCATCACTGCCATCTTTTCCTTCCTGTTCATCTCCTTCACCTTCTTGTTGCTGACCTTTTTCGTCCTGACCACTTTCTAAACCATTACCTGGCTTACCTTGTTTCTCTTGTTCTTTTCTAACTTCATCGTCAATCTTTTGTAGAACTAAGGCTAACTCTCTGGTAAGTATATTAGTAAATAGTGGTGAATCCACTGTTACTACCTTGGTTAGGTAATCATAAACTTTATCTAAAACCTTATGTCTAATTGAATTAGAACCATCATTAGGCCTTCTTTTAACTTCTCCGTTTACATAAATGCTGTAAACATCGTTAATTAACTCTTGGCTTAATGTGCAAGGTTGATTAGTCTGCTCTTCTACATATTGTCTAACTCTATTTAATCTCATAGATTCGTATGCAGTAACACCTGGCATAACCACGTGCTTGTCTTTTCTAAAACCAAATATTCCTGGCGTAGAATTCCTGTACTGTCCGTATGGATCATAGGATGGAGCTTTAAAACCCCACCCTGTATTTGATCCTTCTTTCCTGTTAAACAACTCCATTAAGAAAGTGCGTCTTCGTTAACAACATCTTCTTTAAGGAACTCTAACTTCGCTTCTTCCTCTTCCATACGTAATTTCATCTGCTCTTTGTCAGAATCTGTCAATAAACATAATTCTTCTGCTTTAGTGTATGCTTTCTCGAATTTGTCGTAAGCATCATTGTAGTCAGATGGTGATACACACATACCAACTGTGTCAATAGCATCATATACATCTCTAACTGGTGCAGGCACAAGATTCTTAGCAAGGTTTTTAGCAGCAGTTTTACCAACTAGTAATTCTGCAGTCTTAATCATACCTCTACTCTCGTCATATCCCCATACGCACATAACATTCTTAATAAGAACAGGTAAAAATGATAACGCACGGTCTGATAAATCAGAGTAAGTTGCATCTAGAACTGTTTTTAGTTTATTAGGGTCAAGTGTTATCGCATCAATATCAGCTTGCTCCGGAATAGTAATGTTATGGTCTTGTCTGAAGTTTTTACCACCTTTGTTGTAATAATTCATCATATCCGCAGTACTTAGTCTTTTTACATCGTGTGTAATTAAGAATCTATCCCAGAATGGTGAATCTTTCTCGTCATCAGGTATTTCATTACAAGTAGCAATAAAGTTATTCCACTTACATGGTAACTTTTCTTTCCCGTTAAACAAAACTCTCTCGTTCATAACACCTAGCAAACTATTTCTTAGTGATGCTGATGCTTTGTCAATTTCGTTTACTACAACTACCTTAGCTCTTGTAACCGGTGAATCTACTTTGTATACATTTTCAGTAGTTAATGCTTGCAGGTCTACATTACCTTTAATAGCGTTACTTTTTGTACCTTCGTCTGTTTCTAAAAGAAACAAATCTTCTCCCTTAAGTTTACCTAAAGATGCTTTTGCAAAATCAATTACAGCAGCAGTCTTAGCCACACCTGGAGGTCCTATTAATAATATTGGCGTTTGAATTGCCTCTCCTAGAGCCATTACTTTGAATGTTTCTAGTTTTTTCATTAAGTTTGTGTTAATTTTTCTTGTAATCATGTGATTTTTATTTAATTGTTAATTGTTGAATTAATTGTTTTAATTTTTGTTTGCCAAATTTTTCTATATAGTCAGATGGGTCTTTCACTTGAGCTTCGTCTGGAATCTCTATTTGTGTAAAACCTGTCTGGGAAGCTAGCTTGGCTCCAGCTATCCTACCTCTATTTTTATCGCTATTAAAGTCGTTATCATACATAACATAAACCTTGTCAAATCTATTTCTAATATCGTTAACTACACTTTCTTTAGGATTAACTCCTTCGCTCTGTAATGAGCATGATGTAATAACGTTAGTTGGAAATAAACTTTTAATTACTAAAGCATCTTTACGGCTACTAGTTATTATTAATATGCTTCCTGTATCTGGTAGCTGTGTCCACAATTCCCAGGTAGAATAATCGTTATTATTAATCCATTTATTCTCTGCGTCATAAGGACGATAAATCTTAAATGTCTGAATACTATCTTTTTGTTCTACAAATGCATAAGCATGGTTATCAGTTTTAGTACAGTATCCATTAATAAAGAAATGCGATATTGGGTATATATTACAATACTCCAGTTGTTCTTTTGTCAATCCATATTTTCCATTCCAATATTCTCTATCCTTTACAGACCAGTTTCTTGTTGTAACACTTATTCTAAGTCTGCCCTTATTGAGGGTCTTGCCTTTAGATTTAGTGTATGTCAAATTTACTGGACGGGAATGAATAGAATTAGGAACATCAAATTGTGTAAGATGAAAGTCAGCTGCAACCTTGTTGATTGCTTCGACTTTGCTTTTTAAATTAAAGAGTCTCATAACAAATACAAAGCAGTTACCTACTTCTCCTGTTGAAAAATCTTTGTATAATACACAATTGTGTTCCCTACTATGAAACAGACTGAATGATGGCGACACATCCTCACGAAGAGGACTACTTATCGGCTTAGTTGGTGTAACACCACCCAAGTAATAAGTAAATATATCTATTTCGCTCAAACACGATAATATCGCATCTGATGTAGGCAGATCTTTGTAATCTTTACTTTTACCAAAACTCATGTTGTTTGTTTTTAAAGGTTAAAAAACCCCCACATTACTGTGAGGGTCTATTAAATTAATTAAGCTATATCTTATAGCCAGTCATCATCAGACATAGTTACTGCATCAGTTGCTGGTTCTGCCGTAGCAAAAGCATCAAACTGATTAGTATTGTCTGCAGAAATAGCCGTAGGAGTAATTTGGTGCTCACGGATACTTAAGTCTAAAGGACCAAAGTCTACGTTACCAAATGCACCTGCGTCTTGTGCTTCTTTCAAGTCTCTAAGAATGTAGCTAAACTTATCAGCTCTAGTACTTCCTATTACATACTGACGTAATGTATGACGGTTAAATGAAGTCTGAACTAGTTTACCATCTCCTTTGGTTTTAACACCTAATAAGATACCAATCTTGTTGTTCGTACTGTCAATTAGACCTTTCAATAAAGAAACATCACCTGTAAAGATTTTAGCCCACTCTTCTTCGTCGATACGTGCATAGCATTCTGAAACATCAGCTACTTTACTTGTATCCCAAGGTAGGTTTAATAAATTTACTAGGAAAGAAATTAACTCAACTTCTCCACGTTTAGCTTCTTTTAGGCCATCATTGTTGTACCATTGCATGTTGTCAGGAAGTGTTTTAGTCTTAATAGCATCTTCAGTCAGCCAAGTGTCTTTACCAAATGAATTAATCACTTTGTATTTTCCACTTTGAGACTTGTGATGCGTATCTGCAACATAAAACTGAAGTTTCTCAGTTAAGTCTTGATCTTCATTATGTAAGTAAAAATCTAGTCTAATTTGACGAGCTTCTCTTTCTCCATCAGAGTCAGTTACTGTTGTTGTTCCCGTATATTCAGGATCAAAATTTAACTCACGTCCATAAATAGCTTCTAGCTCTTCTTTTGTAGGGTTAATTCCTACTACTTTGAAATTTGCGGCTCCTGTGTGTAATTTTTTTACTGAACCACCTGCACTTTGTTCTTTTCCGAATGCACTCATAATATATATTCTTGTTTTAAATGTGGGAGTCTTTTAAGGCGACTCCCTTTACCTTTACTTATTTAGATAATTAGTCCCACTCTGAGTCTGACTCGTCTTCTTGATGGTTATCAGGTGCTTCTGCTTCTTCATCAATATCCCAGTCACTACCTGAAGTTTCTTCTACTTGAGGCACTACAATTTCCTCTTCTACAACTTCCATATCCTCAACTTCTGCGTTAAAGTCTTCAACTGCTTCAGGCTCTACAGCTACATCCTCATTAAGGATATTATCTGCAGCTTCTTGCTTAGCAATTTCTGTTGTAACAGATTCTTGTACGTCAGACATAGTATGTGAACCTGAGTTTGTCTCAATTATTGGCTCCTGTCCTACAGGTACTAAAACATAAGCTTCAATATCGTTGGCTGGGTAAGTATTTAAGTAAAATTCAGATGCACCATTATCTTCATCAAGACCTAAGAAAGAATAAACTTCTTTACAGAAAAAAGATGAGGTAATTGCTTTACTTTTCTCTCTCGTTTCTTCTCCGTTTGCTACTCTATTCTTAGATGTTTTGTAAGATACTATGTTCTCTTGGTCAGCTGCAGGCACTAAACTCTTGTTAACAACTAATACCTGACGGTTAATCCCTTCAACAGATGCAAATACTAATTCCTGTATTTCTCCATTGTCAAGGCTTAATTTCTGTGCAGCCTTAGTGTTAAATAATAATCTACGGGATTTTTTAGCCCCTTTGTTACCTTCTACTGTTACAACAGCTCTATCTGGATACTTATCTCCTGATGATACTGCTGCTAATTGTTGTCCTAATCTCTTAGAACCAAAAATGATTGTCGTTTGCATTTGTGTGTGTATTAATGTTAAAAAATGGGAGGAATTTCACCTCCCTTATTATATTTACTCTCCTTCTTCGAATTTACGAATAGACTCAAGAACTGCTCCCATATCATTTGGTATCACTTGTGAACCAAACATATCTGCAGGACTTTTTGCCATATTAGTGGTGTTGTTTTGGGTCATAAAACCATAACTGATTTTTTCACCTTTCTTCTCCACTACAGTTTCTAGTATGATACTAAACATACCTTCTGGCTTAACTACGTCTTGTACTAGTTTACCACCTGGTACACCAAATACAGTACGGTCAACACCATTGAAACTTTTAACTTCTGTATGAGCCATAACTATTACATTAAGCTCTTCTCTAAGTGTGTCAATAGACTTCAATGTTTTGTATACATTGTCACCCATCTCTGTAAACTTAGCAAAACCTACCGTCTTGGCTTTGTCCATAAACTCGCCAATCATAGCATAAGTAATAGTATCTATTACAATTGTTTTGATATCAGCTCTATTCTTACTTACAAAAGCCATTGCAGCTCTAATCTTCTCCCAGTTTGTAGTCTTTAAATAGTTACAAGTAGTAGGATTAAATTTACCTGACTCATCTGCCATAAGGTAGTTTTTCTTCCAACCCTTAAATGGAGGTGCTTTTTCGTCAGGACATATAATAAATGTCTCTTTCGGATTAAGTGTTGCTAGGGAATAAGTCTTACCTGTTCCGCTGTAGCCTGTTACTAAAATTTTGTTTGCCATAATTATTCTTCTTCTTGTGTTAATTGTTCTTTTGCTTGGTCCATTATTTCTGCTGTTATATCCTTAGCAACAACAAAAGCTAATTCTCTTGCTGTCATCCCATTATACAAAGCCTCTGTCAATGTAACCACAGGGTTTCTGTTTACAACGTCAATTTCAACACCTTCAAATACCTTTTCGTATTTTTCTTTGAAACCTTTTTGTACTAGTCCGCAAGCTACGAAATCATCATCGAAATTTTGATCGTCAAATCCTCCTTCTTGCACTTCTTTTCTTTTAAAAAAGTCTTTACTCATTGTTTATTATTTATTATTAGTTATACAAATATACAAAATATAATCGACATATCCTGAGATAGTTATAAGATTCTTTTCACAATATTTAGTGATTTTACCTTGTCAATTAAGTCTTGTACTGTTCCGTCATTTTCTATTACATAGTCAAACCCATCGTAATCATCTAAAGCTGTTTCTGAAGCGTGTTCATTAATAACATCTTCATCAAAAGACCATTTATTTAAAGATGTAGAATATTCAAAACCTTCATTAATAGCATCTTCTGAGTAATCTTCATTGTAAGAATACACATACCCCATACCCATTAACTTTTGTTTTACTTCAAAGTCTTTATATATATACTTACTTTTTGAATCTCTATTAACCCTAATAACAATACCACCTCTATCTTTAATAGCTTTAGCCTCATTAGGAAATCTAACATCTGTTATTATCCATTTTGATTCCTCTATTTCTCTAGTAAAAACTTCGGCTTCTGAACCACCCCCATATTGAATCAAAGATTCTTCTGTATTTGGATAATCCTTTCTATATGTAATATTATAATCATTTCCTTCTATAGGATCTGGGTCATTCCATACATGCTTATAATCAGCAAACAAAGCATTTACCCATATATTAGGGTGAATGATATGTCTACCTGCTTCAGTTCCTAAGAGTTGTAAAAGCAGCCTTGGTGTCATTGATATTTTGTTAATAGAATAGTCTAATAACCCAGACATTCTGGCCATCCTCTCAGCATCATCTAGTGTGGTGTAATAACTCTTGTCATAATAACGTTCATTTAACTTTTGAGCTTTAGCAAAATCTCTTGATACTAATTCATATTTACCCCACTCTTCACCAAGTTCTTTCTCCTTAAACTCTATGTCTTCTAGTTGACGTATATCGCATCCTATTAAAACTGCTGTTATCCATTTAATAGGATAAGCAAACTTTTTGTTTTCGTATACTTCATCAACAGGTGTTGACTCGTGCATATAATGCTCAAAGCTATTCCAGTAATCCTCTGTAACGATATAATTAATTACATCAAACAAAAGATCTTTTCCGTTTCCTATCTTTCCAGATATTCCAATCAGGTTAGGTCTACCACCAGCTATCATAGTACACTTTATCTCCTTGTTCGATAGCTGAATAAGCTGCCCAAAGGAATTTTACATCATCTTCCATATAATACTTAACATAGCCGTCATAAGAATCTTCTCCAAAGAAAAATCCTTCAGTTTCAGGAAAGTTATGATTAGCAATGTCTGTAGCCAATCTGTTAAGATCTTTCATCTTAAGTCTAAGTCTTACGCAATTAAAATCTCCTTTTACTGTTTTTCCAGAAGTTTCAACTTTTTCTATCCACAACTGCTCCATCCACCCGTGCAATCTATTGTGCTTACGCCAATACATAAGTTGCTCAGGATCTTTCATAGATGCTCCTTTTTTGCGTCTGTACGCATACATATCTAATCCCATTTGTCTTATTTTTAAATTATTAATTATTGTCCGAAATTCTTCTTTTCTTGTGACCTAGGTGCTGTTACACGACCTAGTAACCTGTCAGCTGTATTGTGAAATACACCCATAAGATGTGCTTCGCTAGCTTTAGGTAATTCTGCAAACCTATTGGTTGCACCATCGAACAGGTAGTGATAATACTTGTTCGGAGGACCAAATCTATTTTTCAATATTTTGATTGCTCTGAACGAATCTCTAAATCTTCTGATATCATAACCATGATAGTCTTCAAATCCATACCTATCCGGTGAATATACACCTACAACTATCTTAGCGTCACGCTGAATTTCTTTGTTGTTTGCAAATCCTGCTAGAGATGGCTCTGTCTTCTTCTGAATACTCTCACCTCTATTAGTAAATTGCTCCTTTTCGCCTGATTGCTCTTGCTGTATTACATTTACAACAGCCCAGTTCCAGTGTTTAGTAACCTGCTTTAACGCATAGTTAGTACTCCAATGAGCCATAGTCTGATGTTGATTCATCATAGCTCCATCTTCTTTCCTCTTCTCAGGGGTAAGTAAGCTAATATGGTCAACAATAACAATAGTCATAGCATTTATATCGTTAGGAACATAATGAGAATAAACCTTATTTACTACTTTCTGTGTAGTACCATCTGATTTCTTCTTAATAAATTCTCTATCTTCAAATACATGGGTACCGTTCTTGTCTGCGTAATCACGACAATATTTATATATACCTGTAGGATTGTAGACTGAGTCTATAATTTCTACATTTTCTAGCAAATTCTCTATATCTTGTATGTGTTGATCTATCAAGTCCATCTTGTTTTGGCTAAGAGATTTTTCTCTAAAACCTTGTAAAGTCAATAAGTCCATAGATATACCACACCTAGAAGATATAAAATTACATATCATAGTGTCAATAAATTCTTGTTGTGATTCTTCTAGTGCAAAGTAAAATATCTTAAGCTTTATTCCGTGCTTAAGAGCATATTCTAAAGGCTCTCTAACATAGAGTGCTTTAGTAACCTGCGTTTTACCGACACCTGAAGATGCTGTAACCATTTGAATCATACCTGGCACAACGCCTGGTATAGATTCTGTCAATTTAGGATAATTCTCAAAAGGAATACAAAATATTTGACCTGCATCTTTCTTGGCTTTAATATCCTTTAAGCCCTGTAATCTGTCTTTAACTTTGCTATTGCTCATTATCATTAAATTTATGTTCTGCTTCTATCATCTCGCATCTATGTCCATCAGCCCATACAGGTGAAGGTGGAGCATCTTTTCCAGTAGTACTATATCCTGTTCCGCATGTTTTACATTTATATTTTTTCATATTACATATAATCCTCGCTTTCATACTGGTTATTATTGGTATTACTTTCAAGAAGGTATGAATACTTCTCGTGATACCCTTCGTTTAGCCACCTGGCTGCTTCGACCATATATTCTAGATCACCACTACGTTTCATGTCTTTGACCTGTAGTTCTAATACTTTAATAGCTTGTCTCTGCTTACCTGTGTCTTTATTAAATATTCTATCCCACTTAGCTCTTAACTTTTTACCTAGTATAGTACTAGCACCTGCTGGAGATAAGGCTCGCTTACCACCGTGCTTTCTCATTACCATTGTTGGGTAAGTGTTAAGCCATTCAGTAAACAAGTCTTCATCGACAGAAAAGAACACATTGGCCTTACTTCTAAGGTATGTTTTACCGTCTGACATCTTGATAAAGCCTTTCTCTTCTAGTAAGATTAAGCATTTAACTGGATCTACTAGCAGTCTGGATATTGTATATCCATTAGCTATATCGTAAAGCAGCAGATATTCTGTAATATTGAGACCATTTTTGACAACCTTGTCAACTGGTATTGTTATATTGTCCATCTTTATTGTTTTATCTCCATGTTATGTAATTCTCGTTAAAGTCTTTCATGGATCTTTTAAAATATTTTACATCTTGAGTCCCTTGTAGCAATATTAAATGCATTTCTGGGAATTCGTTTCTTAGACATCTACCTAACATCTGATAAAAAGAGCCAATACCACTATCTAATTGTGTTATTATACCTCTTTCTATGTTTGTTAAGTTGACACCTTCTCTAAGCATCTTTACAGCAAACAGTTCGTTACATTCTAATTTGTTAAAACAATCAATCAACTCTTGATTGTGATCGTTTGTATTTTTAGAATGTATAGCACTGTCAGATCCAAGCTCCTTAACTTGTTTAATTGACCCTGTAAAGCATATAAACCTAGACTCGTCATTTCTAAATTCTTCTACAAGTTTTTTAACTGTAGAAGTCTTAACTTCTGCAATAAATTTCTTACGGTTAGAAGCAATATTAAGGTATTTAAACCTACAACCTTTTCTAACTTCATAAGGAACACCCTGCTTGTTTGATAACTCTTCGTAGTATGCCATTTGGTTAGTAAGTGCACCGTAATGCTCACTTTCAGATCCTGTACATATTAATCCATATCCCTTAGGAAGTGTCTTAAGACTGCTGTACATGTCGCTGTGTGTGCATTTGATGTATTTATCTCCCCCACCCTTAGCTTTTTTAGCTACAAATTCCCAAACTTTGTCAGTTATCTCATTATTTAAGTGTATTGAGTGTATAATCAAGCTTGGTCTTGGTAGCAAACCTATTTCAAACGCTTTATTAAGAGAGATTTTGTTGTAATGTATCTTTTTACAGAGTGCATTCATTAAATCTTTCTTCTCGTCTGGTATGGTAGCTGACAAAAATATAATACGTGTACCTTTTTGCAATATTTGCCTAAGATATTGTATTCTTTTTGGTGTAAGTGCGTGACATTCGTCAAGTATTACAAAGTCTGCAGGTTTGTTCTGATTCTTTAGTGACGCATACAATATGGTCTTTAAAGAATCTTGAATAGTGTCCTTGCCATGCTTTTGCATGTCAGATATCCAATTCTTTTTGTGAGTACTCTCCTTACAAACTAAGTATCCTACTGAGTCTGGGTTGTTATCTAACAAATCTTGAGCAATATCCAGGGCAGCTTTTGTTTTACCTGCCCCGGTTGACCACTCTAAACAAAGAAATCTATGAATTCTAGAAAGTTTTAAAGCTTTCTTCTGAATTATATCTCTTTGTTTATTTTGATTTGTCATCTTTGCTTGGAAATTCTATACCTTTAGATTTAAGCATGTTTTCTACAATATCATCTATCTCTTCATCAGTCATATCACCGATTCTGTCTATGTCAATTGCAAATCCTTCGTTACCATCTTCAGTCTCAAATTTAGATACACCATTTTTTTTTACCTCTTCTTCTATCTTTTCTTGAAGACTTTCTTTGATTAGTTTACCGAATTTTTCCATTTCTCCAGGGCCCATTTCGTCTTCCACAATTTGAGCTGCTACAGTTTTAATTAATGTTGCAAAATCTTCGTTTTCTTTAGCACTTTCTACCATTGCTTTTCTTAGATAGCCAAAACTACCATTAATAGCACAAAATGCAGCCTCCGTGTCTGCCATCATAACAAGACTAGCAATTTTTGTCTTGTCATTAGATAGCTTTTCTACTTTAGCTTGTATTTTAAGGATCTTTTCCTTAGAACCATTTAATGTTATTTTCTTACTCTCTTCTTCATTAAAATCTTTAAACATAATATATTATTTTAAGTAACTTAATTGATTTTCTTTTGTTCTAAATGTATTTAAAAAGTCTAAGACATCATCGTGTCTTGCTAGTTCTTCTTTAAATATTTTATCAAACTCTCTTGCTGCTTTTCTAACTAAACTTGCAATAAGCTTTTCTGCTAACTTAGGAGGCATATCACCCGCTTCGTTAATCATCTTGTCTTTTGCCTTAGCCTCAAAGCCATCTCTTGCTTTTACAGCTTTTTCTAGTTTATCATATTCTTCTTGAGCTAGTTGCATTAATGATTCAAATTGCCCTAATGTAAGGGACTTTTTGATGTCAGTAAACACTACATCGTCTTTTTCTATTTTTGCCATTTTTTAATAGTTTACATAGTTAATATTTGCTTTAGTTTTTGCTGCGTTTTTATGCCTTTTAGTATATAACCTGCCACGCAATTGAGGATTCTCCTCTTGTAATTTCTGCCTAGCCCTCCGAATAGCTTCTGGTGACGACAATTTATGGTCACCAAACTCTATCAAGAACTCTATTAGTGACTTTGACTGTGTTTCAGAATGCCATATCTTGGCAATCAGCTTATTGTCATCATCTCTAAATATAGGTTTGTTACTAAGTAGGTATTCTACTTTATCTTTTACTTTAATTATTGACTCTAACATAATTTAGTGTTTATGACACACCTTTATGGTGTGCCATTATTAAACTTTATATACTGACTCTTCTGGAAGTTTATACCATCTGGCAACATCTTCCGATTTTTTCTTACTCAATGTAGTGTATTGGCCGTCTCTGTAGAGAAAATATTCTCCGTGTACTTTCCTATAAACTTTTGTTACATTAAATAACCAATAGTTTATGATAACTGTCAATTCTACTATTATTTCTGATCTTTCTAACTCAATATAGTTTTTATCTATTACTCTTACTTTCATATCCCATTTCTGTAATCTCCTTTTCTAATTTTAATTCCTGAAGAAAAGGTTTCAGTTTGTTCTCATTGAACCTACGCAGTTCCTTTACTGATAGGGAAGACAACTCACTGACCATTGCTGAAATGTAATCACCATATATTAGCTGTGTTTTACTATTGATTGTATCAATTGGTAACTCCATGCTTTCTATAGCTCTATTGTATATCATTAAATCTAGTCCTTTAACATCACTAAATGTGTTGTTGTGATGTATTACTAAATCATGTGTCGTTCCGTATGCCTCCGCTATTGCTGAGGGGCCAAAACCCAACTCATTAGCTAGCTTGAAAAGTACTTTCCTTCCGTACACGTACTTTTGCTTCCTAGTTTTTGTCATTATGTCAAAACCATAATATTGGTCTAACATAGTTTTTAAAATTGTTAACTGCATATATATTAATTTGTTATTTGTTCTAGAACCATTTTGTCAAATGCATCATCATCCATGTCTATCATAACTAATTCAGAGTCATGAAAAGCTGGTGCTTTTTCGTTTATTAAGTATAACATAATTTTGTGATTTGTGTGTGTTAATGTTTATTTTAGTTTCTTAGTGCGTAAGCTGCATACTTCCCCATCTTCTTAAGGGCTTCTTGTCTTGTAATTTTTTCTTCTTTCATAGTTTTTCTATTTCTTGTTTAACTTCTATCCAATAGTTCGTGTTAGTACCTGTATCTAATTCCCAATCTTTAGCACCTACATCATTAAGTATTACATCTACACAAATTAATGCACATTGTTTGGCCTCCTGCCAGTTGTAAGGTCTTGTTATAGCATTTGGGTTTATCTGCTTTACAGCTAAAAACCTATCTACTAATTCCATTGCTTTATCTTTTGGTGTCATATTATTTTTCTTGTTTTAGTTGACACACCTCAATCTCTCAGGGTGTGTTTATTGTTTGTTTTACTAGTCTGTAAACAAATGCTTAACCTCTGATTGTGGGTGTCCATCATACATCTCCAGGTACGTAAGCAAAGGAACTGTTAAGTGCTTTTGCATTAGTACTAGATCTGAATTACAGGCTATGTCTACCATAGTATACACAGGATCCTGTTGATCAGGAACTTTATTGTATGTTTTCTCCCACTCTACAACAGAATTAAAGACATCTTCAACGTTCTCGTTGATGAATACTCTCTTACCGTTGTATCTACCCATATAACAATAAGTGTTTATGCAACCACCAAAGCATCCGTAGATTACATTTGGTGCTATGCAGTTCGCACTATTGTTATTTGTTTTTGTAACAAATGTTTTGGTCTTTTGATATTTAATTGCCACTAGAATAGCCAATCTGTTAGACACTCATAAACAAAGTCATAATTGTCGTTCATAATATCAAGTTCTTCTTCTGTAGCATCTCTACCTTTGTAGTCTGCTGATTCAATGTATGCATCAGCAAAATCTGGGTAATCAGCCGTATCGACTCCTCCCATTACTACATTGTCTATTTTATCAAATTCCATATTTTTTATTTTGTTATCTCATCTTCTGAAATTGTTAATCTAAATAATTCATCTAATACTTCACCGTCAGAATATTCATTTTTGTCAGCAGATTCTCCTATGTATCTACTAACAAATTCACAAGCAAATCTTACTCCTTCACCCATCAATTTCTGTTTTGATGAACCAAATTTTTGTAGATTAGCAGCTATCTGCAGTAAAGGCATATCTTTTTCTAACTTAAAACAAAGCATCTGCTCTCTAGGAGTCAGCATATTGTCGTCTTTTACTGTTTTTCTTTGAAAATCCATATTGTTTTTGTATTTATTCGATATAAACGAGTGAGTTCGTAATTTGCTATTGATTTCTGTGTAAAGATTAGATTGCTTTAATGGCAACAAATATAATAGACATATACAAGATAGAAAATATAAACGATCTTCATGCCTATTATAAAATTTTTTTCTTCTTTACCTAATTTCATATCGTTTTTTCGTTTACGAAATGCTTCTTTATTATTGCCCGTGATACAATAAAAGATAACAAACCTACTAATGGTGGGAATGCATCTGCATCTGCTGTAATTAATACATAGACAATTGTTCCTACTGTTATTACAAGCAAGAGCATTGCACCGGTTAGATACAAAGCTAATTTATTCTCTAATTTCATATTATTTAAGTTTTATTTTTATTATTCTACTCATTATCGCACTTCGTCTGTAACCTTTTGGCAGTTTATCTACTAATTGTTGTAAGGCTTGTATGATCATTTTATTAGTTCTTTTCATGCTATTTAATTTTAGATTTTAGTAATGCTTTTTGTAGAACAATAGTTCTAATAGTCAATAATATTGTTAATAATGGATGAATTATTACAAATATCCATATATTAGCTTCTTCGTATGTTATACCTACTACTTGTGCTATCCATTTAAGGATGTCTACACATATTTGAAATAATTCTGCCATTGTTTTTAGTTTTAGTCGTTAATTAATCCGTGTATTATTGTGGCTACACAACATACTGATATTAATATAAATATTATATCTATTACTCCCATGATTTATTTGATTTTGTCATCGTAATCTTCACGCAAATGTTTCATGCATAAAGAATAACCATATTGTTTTGCCATTTGCATTAGCAAGAAATCGTTTGATCCGTTGTTTGCTTTTGTAAATGCTTCTAATTGCTCTTCTGTTGGTGTTGCAACTATACCTTTACTAAGATTTGCAGTTCTTTCCGCTATAAAATCTTCCATAGTATATCTGTTGTCGTCCCACCTGTCTTTTTTCCCTTGATCGGTTATATTCATTATATCGTATTTAAGTTAAATTGTTTGTAATAATAAAAAAAAGCAACACAACAAACATTATTGTTTATCGTGTTGCTTTATAAAATGTAAAGACTGCTTACCCTTACTGTACCGTCCAATAATTATTACCATTAACAGTGGTTTCGGTCATATAAAAATAACCATCAGAATATAATTCTAATTTTCTTTCTGCTGCTGACTCTGATGGAAAAACAGTTAATAATCTTGAAGTTATATTTATTTCAAGATCATCAAGACCACTAGTTATTACTTATTTCCCCTAGAACCAATGGGTTCGTATGTGGGGAAATAACTTAAGGTTTTGACAGCCCTCACACTCATCGGCTGTCGGTGACATTTACAGTGAAGCACAAAGGCCTGCCAACTTGGTATTATTATAATCTACTGATACTTTTAGTTAACGTTATACGGTGTTACCAATAATTTTTACATAACCATCTATAGAATTCATTTAAAGAGTTGAGTAATATCGGTACATTGTTTTTTGTTTGCCATTTAGGTTTTGTTTTATCTTCCTCTTCCGTTTGTATCAAAAAGTCATTGACTAGTTTTTGGTAATCTAACTTAGATAAACTATTGGTAACACCAAATAAAAAACATAACTCAGTTTGTGCTTCTCTATCAGTTATTTTGTTGTCTCTAAGTTTATCGCCTATTTGTATAATTTGTTCTCTCATATCGTTACGTTTCTTATTCTTTCCGTTA